TCTGAGACATCTACAAATGAAACAATAACCAGACCCAGAACTCAGTTGAGAGTTTTGGAGGTCATGGTTGAGTGTTATGTCATGGCAAACACTAATTTTGACAATACGATTGACACCATTGCGGTTGAGGTAGAGGAAGCCCTCTATCAGAATATCACGCTTGGTGGCAAAGCAAAGGACATCAACACAGTCGCTTTTGAATCTGATTATTCAGGGGATGGAGAACAAGTGGTGGGTGTTGGGCGTTTCACTGTTGAGGTAACTTACTCGACAAGAGAAAATGATGTTGAATCTGCTGCTTAATGTGGCAAAATTGTAAAACTTGAAAGGGGCTTAATTATGGCTACTCATACTGGTTCAGAAGGTACACTCAAAGTTGGTGCAAACACCATTGGCGAGATTCGCAGTTTCTCGATTTCCGAGTCTGCTGACACATTAGAGGACACATCGATGGGTGATGTCGCTCGGACTTACAAATCATCTTTGACAACCTTCACTGGTTCTGTTGATGTGTTTTGGGACGAGTTAGACGCTGGCCAAGTTGCAATGGTGGTTGGTGCAAGCGTAACTTTCTCTGCTTACCCAGAGGGAGCGACTGCTGGTGATAAATACTACACAGGCACTGCCATTGTGACTGGTCTGACAATCAATTCATCTTTTGATGGCATGGTTGAGGCTTCAATCACATTGCAAGGCACTGGTGCATTGTCACTTAGCACAGCAGCTTGATGAGCGCGATTGATCGGGCAAAAGCCCACTTCAAGTCACTCCAGATCAAGGCCATTGAAGTGCCTGAGTGGGGTGACGAGAATGGCCCTCTGATCGTTTATGTTGAGCCTTTCACACTGAAAGACAAAGCAAGACTTCAGGCGGTGACTCGATTAGGCAATTCTGAGGCTGACACTCTGGTTGAGTTGTTGGTGATGAAGTGCCTAGATAAAGAAGGTGGAAAGATTTTCACCATTGAGGACAAGCCAGTTTTGCGAAACATGGTCGATGCCTCAATTTTGGAGAGAGTTTCAACAGAAATCATGCGAGTTGATTTCAAGGAACTCGAAAAAAACTAAGGGAGACTCCTGAGCGACAGTTCATGTTTTATCTTGCTGAGAAGTTACACAAAACAGTTGGCGAGATCGAGGAAATGTCTGTTGAGGAGTTCCTAGAATGGCAAGTTTGGATTAAGTTTCAGTCGGAGAGAAGCAATGGCAAGTAAAGATGTAAGCATTGACATTGTTGCTCAGGACAGGACTGGCGCGGCTTTCAAATCAGTCAAAGGCGGTCTTACTGATCTAAGCACAAGCGTTGGTGCGGTGACAGGCAAGATCGCTGGTCTGACTGCTGTCTTGGCGGCCATTGGAAGCGCGGCTCAGATAAAGGGCTTGATCGATAGTGCTGACAACATGAACAAACTGTCTCAAAAGACAGGCATTGCGGTCAGCGAGTTATCCTCACTCTCAAACACGGCTGATCTGGCTGGTGTCTCAAACGAGCAACTTGGCTCGGCTCTTATCAAACTAAACAAGAGCATTGCAGAGGCGGCTTCTGGCACTAAAGAACAATCTCAAGCATTTAAGAATCTAGGCATTAACGTCAAAGATGCCAATGGCAATATCAGGCCAACTGCTGACATTCTTGGCGATGTTGCGGGAGCGTTTGAAGGCGCGGCTGATGGGGCTACAAAGACCCAATATGCAATGGCTTTGTTTGGCAAGGCTGGTGCTGATCTGATTCCTTTTCTGAATACTGGAAAACAGGGAATCAAAGAGTTTGGTGCAAGTTTTGGTGATGAGTTTGCTCAGAATGCTGAGAAGTTTAACGATAACATTACAAAACTCAATCAGCAATTTAAGGCTGTTTTAGTTGATGGCATTAACCCGATGCTTGAGGGAATGTCCAAACTGATTATTGAGTTTCAGTCAGGTACTAAGCATTCAGGCAGTTTCATGGAAGCGATTGTCAATCTCGGCACAATCAATCCATTCAATACTACTGCTGAGAATTTAAAGTCGGTCAGAGAGCAACTTGAGGCTAATAACAATCTCATTGAGATTTACAAAAAGAAAAATGCAGACACATTTGCTCTGGATCAGACAAATAAGAGACTAGAGGCTCGGCTTAAATATCTACAGGACATCCAAAAGGCTGAGGGTGTAGGTGTTGCAAAGCCAGAAGATATTAGTGGCATGGACAGGCGTTTGCTTGGCCTAAAAAGTCCTGCTGGAAAAAAAGCATTGCAGCCACTGATTACAGCAGACGCAAAGAAAGAAGACAATGAATTAGAAAAGTCTCTTTTAAAGATTCGAGATTCTTATTTGTCTGTCATCGATCAAGTCACAAAACTCACCGATGGCGAGGACTCACTGAAGGTTGCTCAGTTTGCCAGATTGGGTGCAACTGACGAGCAAATCAAGGCTTATGAGACTTACCTTGCCTTAATCAGAAACATCACTGAGGCTGACAAAGAAAAACTTGAAAATGATCTAAAGCAACAAAAATATGATGAGCAAATAACCAAGGATGCCAAAGAGCAAGCCGATGCAATCAAGAAAATATTTGAGGACACTCGAACACCTCTTGAGAACTACATCTCGCAAATCCAAAATCTGCAAACAATTCTTGGCAAAGGTTTAATTGATCCTGACACTTTCAGTCGGGCTGTTGGTTTGGCAAGTGAGGAACTTAAAAAGTTTACTGAAAAAGGCAAGTCTGATTTTGAACTTTTGATGGATGCAATCAACGGCTTTGGCAATGAGTTCACTAGCACTCTGACTGAAGCCTTTATGACTGGCAAACTAAACTTCAAAGACATGGTCAACTCGATCCAGCGCGACATTTTAAGAATGCTGATTAAGAAAAATATCAGCGATCCAGCAGTCAGTTTTCTTGGGGAGTTCTTTAAAGGCTTTGGTGGCCGAGCGATGGGTGGCCCTGTTTCATCCAATACACCTTACATGGTCGGTGAGCGTGGCCCTGAGTTGTTTGTGCCAAATGGCTCTGGGAATATCGTTCCAAACAATAAACTCGGTGGCGGTGGCGTTACTGTGGTTCAGAACATCAACATTGACTCTCGGACTGACAGATCATCGATCATGGCTGCAATGAATCAGGCTAAAGAACAAGCCAAAGCGGAAATTTACAGATCAATGAAATCTGGTGGAGCGTTTGCATGACAACCTTTGCTTGGCCTAGTGTCAAAACACCTCAGTCGGCTCTTTGGGAGTTGAGGTCAAACACACAGATTTTCACCTCACCTTTGAGCCAGCAGTCTCAGACAGTCGAGTTGGCTGGTGCGAAATGGTATTGCTCAGTCGCTTGGAATAATCTTTCAAGGGCTGAGGTCGCACCGATTCAGGCTTTGTTCTATAAAATGCGAGGAATGGCCAACACAGTCTATTTGCCTCGATTTGGTGAGACTGCTCCGATTGGCACTGTGACTGGCTCGATCACTGTCTCAAGTTCAACTGGCTCAACTGTAACTTTGTCATCATCGAGCCTGTCAATTGGGGACTTTATCCAGTTTACTAATTACGAGGTCAAGATGATTGTCGGCAAGGCTTCAAGTGTTTACACAATCGAGCCACCTTTCAGGACTCAGCCAACTGCATCGACTTCTGTTACCTACAACAACCCTTCAGCAATCATGCGACTTGATGGCACATCGGTTGCAATCAACAAGTCCCTAGAAGGCGTTTATTCGGTCTCTGCTGGCTTTTTGGAGGCGATATGACCCGAAGCCTTGCCAGTGCCATCACATCGGCTCTGACAGACGACAATCTGACAGTCTGCTTTTTGGTCGATCTTGACTTTTCCTCTGGCCATATTTATTACACCAATGGCGGCAAGTCGATTGTCTATGGTGGCAACACTTATTTGGCAGTCGGTGGGCTTGGTGGGATTGACACAATCTCTGAGACATCCAATCTGGAGGCTAAAGGGTTAACCCTGACACTCTCTGGAATTGACCAAAACAACATTGCAATTGCTTTGGGCGAGAATTATCAGGGAAGGGCAGCAAAGATTTATTTTGCTTTGCTCGATGCCAATCACGACTTGGTGGCTGCGGCTTTGATGTTTACTGGTCGCATGGATGTGATGTCAATCAATCTTGGCCAGACTGCCACCATTTCACTTTCTATTGAGCATCAAATGATTGATGCCAACAGACCAAAGATCAAACGCTTCACTTATGAGGAACAACAAGTCAGGGATGCCACAGACGAGGGTCTGCAATATGTGGTGGCCATCGAGAATCTCGACATCAATTGGGGTCGCACTGATCCAACTGGTGCAAATGCTGGTGGTGGTGGAAACCCCAATGTTGGTGGAAATACTTTAGGTGATGCCTCTCCATGAGAAAAGAGAATTGGCCTAGATTGCTTGAGGACTACATTGTTCAAAAGAAGGATTTGCCTTTTGAATGGGGAACAAACGACTGTTGGCAGTTTTCGATTAAGGCGGTCAAAGAGATTTCAGACAAAGACTTGACCAGTCTTTTTGAATACGAGACACCCAGAAGGGCTGCTGAGTTAATGAGTGAGCATGGTGGAATGATAAGCGCGGCTGATAAATACTTTGGCCAATCCAAGTCAGTTCTACTGGCTCAAAGGGGTGATGTGGTCTGTTTAATAAATGAGGGGCGAGAATTGCTTGGTGTTTGTCTTGGCGAATTGTCGGCTTTTGTGGCCGAGTCTGGCATCATCATGCAACCGACTCTCAATTGTGAAAAGGCTTGGAGCATATAAATGGCTGAACTGGTAGTCTATTTGGCTGGTGAGTTTCTTGCAGAACAGGCAATTGCTTATTTTGCAATCGGCAAAGAAGCCATCTTTTTAAGGGCGGCTATTCGGGCTGGCTCTTTTGTTCTGACCACAAAGGCGGCTCAGAGCATGGGTCTGATTGGTGGAAGCACTGCCAATGAACTCAAGGGTCAGACAATCAATGTCAGATCATCCACAGCCCCAAGGCAATTGATCTATGGCCAAAGCCTAGTCGGTGGGGTGATGTTCTATGCGGCCACCACAGGCTCAACAAACGAATATTTGCACACTGTCTTTGGATTGGCAGACCACCAGATTCAATCGGTTGAAAAGGTTTACTTTGGTGACGAGGATGTTGGCACTGTTTCTGGAAGTGTCTCAAGTGGTCGTTATTCTGGAAAAGCCAGAATTCAAAACTCACTGACTGGTGGCACTGCTTATGCTGATCTGGTGACTGAGACTGCATCGATCACAAACAAATGGACATCGAGCCACAAGTTGACTGGCATTTCCTCGGTTTATGTGAGGATGCAATACGACACATCCATCTTTACGAGCATTCCAACTGTCAGGGCTTTAGTCAAAGGCAAATTAGTCTATGACCCAAGATCGACAACAACGGCTTGGTCTGACAACCCTGCTCTTTGCATCCGCGACTACATAATGAGCGAATATGGGATGCGGGTCACATCGGATGAGATTGACTCAGCGTCATTTATTGCTGCGGCAAATATCTGTGATGAGACTGTCACTGTAAAAACTGCTGTCACTCAAAAACGCTACACCTTAAATGGAGTGGTTGACACCTCAAAGAGTCCTCGGGAAGTCTTGCAAGATATGCTTTCCACTTGCGCTGGAATGTTGATCTATTCCTCTGGCAAATATAAGTTGATTGTTGGTGCGTTCTCAAGTCCTGTTCAGACAATCACAGTCGATGATTTGAGAGGTGATGTTCAACTCTCTTGCGCTAACGAAAAAGCAAATTTATTTAACCGAGTGGCTGGTGTGTTTGCGGATGCTGACAAACTTTATTCAGCGACTGAATACCCTGCGATTGCATCATCTACTTTTAAGACTCAAGATGGCAACGAGGAATTATCTGCTCAACTCGATCTGAATTTCACGACAAATTATCTTGAGGCTCAAAGGCTTGCAAAGATTAACCTCTTGAAGTCGCGTCAAGGCATTGTTGTCAGGATTTCATGCAAGCCAACTTGTCTCAACATCACTGCTGGCGATGTGGTGGCTTTGACCATTGCTCAACTGGGAT